TGCATGTACTCCAATTTACCCGCAGCGCGGAACACAATGAAGTCATTTACCGCAAACGAGCTGGCGCCATCTCCAAAATCGATCTGTGTCTGCGAACCGTCCACATCCTCGTTCACCGTACCCTGACCCTTGCACACGTAAAACCAGCCCCCAAGCAGAGTGATGGTATTCTCGGCGAAAACCACAGCATCCAGCTCACTCAACCATCCCTTACGCCATAGCGCAGTAGAAGCACCCAGGTCATAGGTATCCGTTGCCGTTGGAACTAAGCTGCTACCGATCCCGTTCACGGAGAGGTTGGCGTTGATATCCACATCATCATCAAATTTGCTGAGACCGCCCACGATCTCCAGAGCATAGCCACCCGTGAGGCGATTGTCGATCCAGATACCGGTCTTGGCACCTGTGGGGGCTGTGCCCGAGAGCGTCAACTTAATGCCGATGATGTTCGTGATCTGACCAGTGGCCGTGAAGCTCATATTCAGCATATCGATCTTGTTATTGCCCGTACCACTGGCAATGTCAACAAGGATCTTCTGGCCATAAATCACAAAGCCGCTAGGAGTGACGTCCTGGTCGATCACAATCGAGCCATTTGCTGGACTTGTAGTACCATCACCGAGCTTCAGACCGCCATCAATATATAGCCGGCGGCTGGTAGGTATCCTGATATTTTGATCGATAGTGATCTCGTTTCCATCCCAGGTAAGGGTGGCATCCCTGTCAGGACGCCGCAATGTCAACCCCGCAATGACATCATCACTGTCGGCGTTGATGATGAACGTATCGCTATCTGTGGCCCCGATATCACTGTCACCTACAAATGTACCCGTGATGTAGAGCTCATTGCCATCCCAACGCATGTGATCGCCGGCCGGGTTGCCCAGATGCATTTTATATGTGCCGCCATCGTTGCCCATCCAGATCCCGGTTCCGGTCAAAAAATCAGTGGCGCCTCCCAGCTTGATCGCTGGCGTGACTGGATCTAACGTGATCTGCCCTGCGCTGAGCGCATCGGCGTAGATCGTCCAGCCTCCGATATCTCCCGCGTCGGCGTAGATCGTACCCCGCACCACCACGTCGTTGAATTCGGCTGTCCCGCCATTGATCTGGAATCCCGCCACTCCGGCCTGGAAGTCCTCGCTCTCAATGTAACCGCCTGTGCCGATCTGGATGCGCGGGATAGACGGGTCCAGGATGATCTTTCCTGCCACGTCGCGCAGTGCCGTTCCGGTTGAGATCCACCCCGCTATCTCTTGCCACTCCGGAAATTCGACGATTATCGTCTCCTTCGGCCGCGCCATGTCGCGGATATCATCCATCCGCGTCTCCAGCCGCTCAATCCGGTCCAGTGCATCGTTGAAGATGCTGTCTCTCTCAAGCATCGTCTCCCCCTGCCTGGAACTCGTCCTCGCCCTGCAGAATCGTTGCGTACTCAAACCGTTCGTCGCACACCAGCTCGCACCTTCCACTGCTCGGGTCGTAACCGCGTGCGATAATGCGCATCGGCGCAGAGTAGCCCTCGAATCCGTAGGAGGGCAACTGCACCCGTACGATATCGCCCACGTCGTAATCTTCGAAAATAGCCGGTTTTACGTTTGCCACCGCCAAAACCGCCAGTGTGTGCGGATAGGCGTTTTCACGGATCGCGTTGTCCGCGTAACGGTTGAGCGTTGCTGTTTGTGAGACGTCCGCCGGCGCCAGCATTTTCTCGCGCAACCCATATTTCCGGCGGCTGGCTTCTTCCACCCCCCACACCACTTCCCGCTCGCCCCAGGTCGCCCCGCTACCGATCACGGCCACCCGGTTGACGATCTCCCCCTGCTCGCTTAGCTTAGCCTCCGCCACGTTGGCGCCCTCCACCAGTAACACTTGATCCCGCTTATCATCACCCAGCAGCTCGAACAGCTCGGCCCGAAACAGAATCCGGTTGTTACTCAAATAAGGGGTGATCCGGTAGTCGCAGTTCTCCATTTTGCGGATCGATTCGTTGATGATCCACATCGCGTCGCGAAAATGATAGCGCGGGTAATGCAGCGCCCCGCCCATCCAGGTCCGCCCCATCCGGATCCCGATTGCTGCCCGCTGGTCGGCTTCTAATAAAATCTGGGAGAAAATGCTGCCAACGACCTGGCCATAAAAAGCCCGCGTTTTCGTGCTCATCTGATATTTCAGCAATCGCTCAATTGTATGAGCCCGCATTTCCAGTAAGCCTGACTGCCAGACCCTCGGCAGGTCCAGCACCCCGCCCCACGCCGGCAAGCCGTTGTCGAATTCTGCATACACACGCGCCCCTGGCTCCAGTAGTTCTCGCCGGAACGCCGCCGAACCGCGCTTGATACGTATTGTGGCCGTACCGCTCTGGTTGAGCCGCCACAAGATATCGCTGATATTCCCCTCCGTCAGCTCTGCTCTCACGCTTCCGGTCCGATCTCCCAGTAATACCCTCATATTAGTTCCTGCCCTAATAAAACCTGCGCTTGAAAGTCGTCGTCACCTTCACACCAGTCGTATCCGTATCGGCGAAATGCAGTGTATTATTCCCCGGAATCAACCGCAGCCAGGCTCGCCGCGCCGAGTCCAGTCTCACGGCCTGGAACTGGTTGGATTTGTCGAGCTGGTAAATTACAGTCCGCTCATACGTGTCGATCTCCAGCGTCTCGTTCTGCGCCATTTCGAATGTTACCGTCATTGCCTCGCCGGTTGTCTGATTGGTGATTGTGCACGCCAGCCGGTAGTTGCTGATCTCGCTTCCCATCGTCACTTGCGGCGTCTCATTCGTGTTGAGCGTTACCGTCACCGTACCAGCCTCCACATCCGATGGATAAAAATATAGCGCGAAGGCGATATAGTCTGCCGGTTCCCACCCGGGTCCCGCCGCCTGGGACCAGGTCTCCCATGTATTGGGCAAGCTTGGGTCGGCCAGGGTTGCCTGCCATGTCCAAAAGGAATCACCCCGCACCCAATACATCAAATGACAGAGGAATCGAGAATCAGCCACGTTCTCCGCCCGCTTTTTGCCATCTGCCCAATTCACGTTCGTGATGCCGCACGGGTTATATAACGCCCAACCATACGCATTACCTCCAGATTTTCCGATCCATGCTCCGGCCACAGTGTATGGCACGCCATCCCCGAATGTGAAGCCACGCTCGGTTACCGAGTACGTACCTCCATCCCCTGCCGGAGACAGGTTCCCCCATCGTGTCCAGCCGCCCGGCCGATTCGGGTAGCCCGACATCCCAAAGATATCGAACGCCCAGGATGTATTGCTGCTGTTTGCCAGCGTGAACACTGGCTCGGCGCCCTGCGCCGCAGGCGGGCTTGCGTCTCCGGTGAGGTGGCTACCGTAAGTTACCAATACCTCATGCTGCATCCAGTAAACAATATCGCCGGCTGAATGCGCCGCTATAGAGGTTCCCCAGATCGCTCGCTCGATCCCGGTTAATCGTTTGTTGAGCAGGTCTCGCGCTGCGTAGGAAAACACCTCGTTGCCGATCCGCACATAGCCGCGCGCCGGCAGCCGCGTCATTTCGGTCTCGTCGTTGCATTCGATGCTGTCCACCGTCCCGCTGCCAGCTATTGTAGATGCCAGTTGGAGGTTGGGGGCTTCCAGATAGTCGGCGCTGAACCAGATGTATGTCGTGGCTGTGTTCATCCCCACCAGGAAACGGTCCACCTCTTTCCCGTCCACCAGCACCCGCAAATCGCTCCCGTCTGCCTGCATCTTTCCCGCGCTCACCAGCGTGGCTGTGTCTAGCGCCGGCAGTCTGATCGGATAATTGGCGCCTTGGTTGCTCGCCCGCCAGGTCACCAGCGCGTAACGCTTGTAATCGAAGCCGCCCGTTTTCCCGCTCGTCGGTTCGATACCGATCACCGGGTAAGCATCGTCCTCCCCGCTGTTATTGATCACCCGCGTCTGTCCACTGGCCGTAATATTCCATGTGTCAGATGTCTCTGTGACTGCCCTCCAGCGTACGTCCCCGCTCACCGCCAGCGTCGCCACGAACGCTGCCCCTGTCTGCTGGTTGCCGTAGACGCGCAATTCCTCGCACAAAGCCATCACGTACATCGGTATCCCGTCGTGGTTATTGCCCCCCAATACCTTCGGCCTCTCGTCCTCCGGGTCCAACCACCTGAATAATTGCGAACGCAGCGCGTTCCGGTCGCTTCCTCGAATGCGGATCATCAGGGCCAGCTTGTGCGGGTTGCGTCGCAGCGCCGTGATCACCGGCCAGGCCCCGATCCGCTCCAGCATCTCCATCGAGCCGCCCGGCATACGCGGTTCCGAGCCCTTCACGAACCCCACCTTATAGTCCGGCGCGAATGTATTCCCATCAAATGAGGTGATTTCTGTAATCATGTCGCCAGGTTCTGGAGCTCCTCTAATAGACTCTCTCTATCCTGCACGCCCTGCAGCACGATATCTCCATAAAGAAAGATCTTCGTCGTATTCTGGGCCGGTGCCCCGCCGGCGCTCGTGCCTGCCAGGCCATAGTTAACCGCCTCGAACTGCAGGTTGGGCCTGATCGTCATTCTCTGCATGTCTTCCGCGAACCGTTTCCATGCCGTGTGGATCGGCAGCGGTGACCCCGGCACGGCCCAATCCGGCAGGTCCGGAATTTTAATCTTGAAACTAAACGTCTTATTTTTGATCCACTCCCAGAAACTCTTCACAGCGCCGTAGAACTTGTCCCACAATTCCTTCACCGGTGAGATCGCGCCATCGATCGCCGTCATCACCGTCTCAAAGGCGCTTTGCAATCCATCCAGCGCCGGCGGAAGCTTCTCCTCGAGCCAGCCTAACAGCCCCTCCCAGATCGGCTGTATCACCGCCCACACATCCTCCACCGCCGTCTGGATCGCCGGCCATACGGACTCCGCCCACACTTCCTGCAGGTACTCCACCCAGGGGATGATATTGTCGTTGATCCAGCGCCCCAGCTCTTCGAAAATCGCGGAGATGATCGTCCACACGTTTTCCAGCACCGTTTGGATCGTCGGCCACCACACCGTGGTCCACTTCGTGTACAGGTCGGTTACGGTCGGTATCAACGTGTTCAAAATGAAATCTTTCAGCGCGCTGAAGATCCCTTCGATCACTGGCCATACCGTCTGTACGGTCCGCTGAATCGCCGGCCAGGCTGTCTCCACCCAGAACGCTCGTAGTTTTTCCAGCGCTGCCGGTACGTTCACCTTCAGCCATTCCCAGATCGTCTGCAGCACCGGGTGCACTGCCTCCCATACCGCCTGGGTTTTCTCACGGATCCCGCCCCAGTTCTCCGCCCAGGCAGCCCCCAACAGCGCCGCTGCCGCTACGATAAGTCCGATCGGGTTCACCAGCGAGGCCAGCGCCGCCCCCAGCGCCACGATCCCGGCCACCGCCAGCACCGCCCCGATCCCGATCAGCGCCCCCTTCAGCGCCTCGGCGTGCTCCTGGATGAAGGGGATCAGCGTCTCGGTCACAAAACTTTTTATCGCGCCCGAGATCTCCAGCACTTTTGCCACGAAATCGGCCCCGAAGATCCGCTCGAAGCCCCCCCGCAGACCACCTTCCTTGAACGCCGCGATCACCTCGCCAATCGATTGCACGATCGGCCGGAAGCGCTCCGGGATCTCGCCCAGGAAATCGTTCAGAAAATCCCCATCCTCGACCACCAGCTTGATGTATTCGGCAAATGAGTTCAATACCGGCAGGATCTTCCCCGCGATTGTGCTCCAGAATTTATTCATGATCGGCAGCCCGATCCCGCCAATGGTTGCCAGGAAATTCTGCCAGCGCGCCGCCGCCACCCGCCGGGCGTTGGCCTCCTGCTCGCTGGTCTTTACGAAGTCGCCGGCGATTTTGTCCGTCTGTTCGTAGAACAAAGCTAGCCGGGCTGTAAGTTGCGCTTGTTTGCTGATCTCCCCGCTCGCGTCCGCCAGGCCCAGCTCGAGCGCCTTCGCGTTCACCGCCGCCTGGTTGATGCTCACGCCATACCGCTCTATCGGGTCCGCTTCGCCCCGTAGCAGGGCGTTGATGGCGCCCATTGCGTCGCTCACGTCCGTGTTAAAAATGCTGGCCATGTCGGCCGCTCGCTGGGCCAGGGTGATCGTCTCATCGGCTGCTTCGGCCGCGCTTTGGCCGTAGTTTTGCAACATCGCCCCGGTCACCGCGGCCATCTGGTTGAATTCCGCCGCTGCCAGGCCTGCCGTGTCCGCGGCCGTGCGCCCGAATTCCTGGATGACGTCAGCCGACTCTCCAAATACGGTAGAGGACGCGTTCACGGCCTCATTCAATTCCGAAGCCGCCCCGACTGCTTTCTTGAAGCCCACGCCGATTGCCGCCGCCGCGGCCCCCACCCCTGCCACGACCGCCGCGAAGGCCGTCGCCAGGCCCTTCAGCACCTTCTGCCCCAGGTTCCGCAGCCCGCCCCCGACCTTTTTCACACCGGCTTTCAGTTTGTTCAACGCCTCCCGCAGCTTCCCGGATGACCTGGCCGCCTCTTCCTCCCGCCGGCCCAGTTCCTCAACCCCCTCCCCGGCCTGCTGCGATTCCGCCCCCATCTCAGCCAGCGCCGTTTCCGTCTGGCCTAGCTCGTATTCCATTTTGCCCAGCGTCTCGATCTCCCGGTTTAGCTTGATCTCCAGGTTCTTCGCCGCAACCGAGTTTTCCCCCTTTTCCGCTTTCAACCGCTCGTACTCGGCCCTGGTCGCCGCCACCTTGTCTTTTTGCACCTCGATCTTGCTGTTCAGGCTCTTGAGGCGCAGCTCCAGACCGCTGGCGTCCCGCGACCAATCCCCCAGCCTGGCCGCCGCCGCCCGGAAACCGCTCTCCAGTGCCCGCAGCTCGCGGTTCATCGCCGCCACCCCGGTTTTGAAGTCCGTGGTATCTACGCCATACTTCTGAACAATCGGAGGTAGATCACTCATAATAATATTCCTGCCAAAATCCGCTGACAACTAATCACGAAATGGTTTGCACCCAAACATTGCATGTTTGCGTGCAAACACTCACCACCGGTCACTGCTAGAGCCAACTCACCTCATCGCAATACACCATCTGCCTGCCGCCCGCCGGCCCCTCGTTAAACCGCAATATAAACCGCAACAGCGAGCACATATCCGTCTCGTCGATGTCCCGCAGCGACCATCCAAACGCCCGCACCAGCCCAATCTCCAGATCAAGGATCCAGGCCAGGTTTCCCTCTCCCTCCAGGGGAGAGGGGGCCGGGGTGAGGGCCTTTACTTCTTCCGGGGCCCCCTCCCCGGTGTCGGAGTAGGGTTTAGCATCACCCCTTCCGCCTTGGCCACAATCTGCACGATCACGGTCATCATCTCGCCGATGTCCGCCCCCTCGTCGAGATCCTTGACACTGAACTGCTCCCCGAACACAGCCGCTACCAGTCCGGCCAGCTCGTCGGCCGTCTCTTCCGTGATCTCATCCGCGTCCAGTTTCTTCGATATCCGGATGGCTTCCTTCAACAGCTTCCACGGCACAAACGTGCGTGTATAAGTCGCCTTTTCCTCATTCGTCTCCGGGTCATATAAAGTGATTTGCAAAGGCGTACCCGTACCCTGGGCCATACTCCCTCCAATCCACCCCGCAGGGACAGACAACCGCTGCCCCTGCGGATACTATAAACTGTCCACGACTAACCGCCAACTGCTCTTACGCCGTATCGAAATTAATCCCGGTGTTCAGCGCCTGGCCATAAATATCCATCACGCCGATCGCCACCAGGTACGTAGACAACGTGTCCAGGTCGGAGTCAGGGTTCACGGTCATGATCTTCTTGGTCGCGTCCAGCGAGTTCGTGCACGCCACCACGGTCCCGTCATCTTTCATCACCACCACGTTGTTGATCGCCGTCGCCGCCAGGGCATTGTTGAACGTCAGGATGATGGTCTTGTCCACCGCCACGCCGCTGTCGCCATCCACCGGGTCAGAGACCGACAGCGCCAGCGCGCTCGGCGCGGAGACGCCCGGCGTCTGGACCTGCGTGAACCACCCTGCCGTGTCGAAGTTATCCGTATCCTCGTCGCCGAAGACCCGCTTCACCGGCGCCACTGTGGTTCCGCCATCCAGGTCGAACTCGTATATCGTCGGGATCGCCGTGTAGACCAGTTGGATCGTTTTCGGATCGGGGGACTCTCCCTTCGTCGCACTCTCTTCGGCCGGGGTCGCAAACCGCCCTTTCAGGTATTGGTAATACCGGTAAGACCCGTTGCTCTTCAGCGACCGGAAACTCAGCGCAAAATAGGGCGGCGTCGCACCAGGATTGTCGTATACCCGCCCACTGACCGGATCAAACACCCGCCCCAAAAGCTTGGCGATCATCTCCGACGGGATCCCGGTCACCGTCAGGTTAATGGTTGTCTCCCCTTCGAAGCTGAACGCGTCATACGGCAGGTCGTCCGCGTATTGGGTTTCGGTGTTGACCGTCGGCGTCTGCGAAGCCTCCGCTGCCGGCGCCAGGTATTCCGGCGTGTCTGCGCTGTACGCGCTGGCGCTATCCGCGAGCACCTCCGCAATGTACAGCGAATCCAGACCGATCCGGGATTTGTACTCTCCTGCATTTGCATTTACTGGTGTCATCGTTTTACTCCTCTTCTAAATAATTAAAGTCCATAGCCAGCCCGAAATGCCTGGTCTCATGGTTGTAGGGAATTTCACGGCTGTCGAGCCGGGTGAAGCCGGCCGCGATCATCGCGTTCTTCACCTGCTTGGGGATGGTCGCCAGTCCGCTCCGGCTGTAAAACGATACCTGCATCCGGTAGCTCACCAGCTTTTCACTATCATCCGCATGTTGTGTAGGAGGATCGCTGATCAACTGGTACACCAAATATTCGTCAGGCAGTTCCTCTCCCGTGGCCGCTATCATGGTGTTCGCCGCCAGGGGGAGCCCCAGGCCGGCCAGCGCCGCTGCGGTGGTCTCCCAGATGCTCATTGCGCTTCCCTTGCCACGTCCCGCATCGCCTTGCGGGCCTTGCGTTTATCGTGGTCGATCGTTGGACGGATGTAAGGCTGGGCTGCCATGCTGCTCGTGCCGTATTCCTGCGCCGCGCCGTACCGCGCCGTCTCCGCGTCTACCAGTGCTTTTTTCCGTGGCAGCCCTACCTCGATGTAGTGGAAATTCCCATCCCGGTGGGGTCCATCCACGACCAGGTGATTCTCCAGGTTGTGCGTGTCCTTCGGG